CCGACTTCGGCCGCGAACTCTGGCCCTACTGGCATCAGATCGAGGGGCAGATCGAGCGGCGCTACATCCCTGTCCACCATGAGACGTTCTGGCTTCGCGGCGAGCCGCAGCCGGAGCTCGCCCGCTTCTGCCGAGCGGTGAAAGAGAGCAGGCTCAGGAAGCTACTCGTGGCACGCCCAGAGACGGCGCCTGCCGCCGCGATGATCCAGGCGGACTTCCACCCCGTTCCCGCTACAGAGTCGCTCACAGAGGCTCAAGCGGTGATCCGGCGCGGCTGCGGCTATGACATCGTTCTCGTCGCCGCGGGCCGGGCAGGCAAGACAATGATCGCCGCCCTGCTCGACGCGCAGCGCACCCTGATCGACATCGGAGCCCTCTTCGACCCGCTCTACGTCGGCAACACGAGGCCGCGCCCCGGCGCCGCATCCGACGCTGACGTCGAGGCGTTCTTCTCGGAGGTCGCCGGCGAGCACGTGAGTGTGAGTCCTACGCGGCCGGGCCGGCCGTACGGAGCGTCAGCGTGACCATGCGTGGGGGCGTGATGATCGACGGGAGGATCGTCGACGTGCTGGAGCCCGGCCAGACGAGTGTTACCGACCAGCCGCCGTGGCGCGACTTCTGCGCAGCCGCCGCCAAGGATCTGTCGCTGCTCTACCTCGGCGGCCATGTCGTCGAGACCGTCCTCCGCGGCTACCAATTCGCCGAGGAGTCGTACGTGGCGATTGCCGACCGGCTCGAGGAGTTGTTCGGCCCGTGGGAGGGCTGGCATGTCGTCGAGGTCGGCGGCGGCTACGGCGGCCAGGCGCGCGTCCTGATGCAGCGCCATCCGTGCTCGTACTGGATCGTCGATCTGCCGGAGCCGTCTGCGTTGCAGGCCGCGTACCTTGCTTCGCACGAGTTCGCGTTGACGGAGCGGACACGCGGCGACCTGTTCATCTCGAACTATGCGCTGTCGGAGTGCGCCCGCGATGTCCAGCTCGGCTACCTCGAGGTGGCGGCGTCGTTTCCGCGCGGCTATATCGCCTGGAACGGCTGGAGCCTCGAGAACAACCTGTCGAAGGACGAGTTCGCGGCGATCGTTCCCGGCTCGACCTGGATTGCCGACTGGTCCGTGCAGCAGTCGCCGACCGCGTGCCTTGTGTGGGGTGAGCGGTGATCGACTGTCTCGTCTTCTCGTGCGATCGCGCGTTCCAGCTCGACGGGCTGCTGCGCAGCATCGCGGCGCACGATGTCTCGTACGCGACCGTGACCGTGCTCGCCCACAACTGGAGCGACGGCATCCACCGGGACTCGCTCGAGACGGTTCGCGGCGAGCACCCGGACGTCGAGTTCGTCGCGTGCGACGGGCCTGCCGCGTTCGAAGCGAACGTGCGCCGCTTCCTCGACGGTGGTGGCCGCGTCGTCTTCCACACCGACGACGACGTCTTCTTCCGTGCGCCCGAGCCGGGCCTGCTCGACCGGCCCGAGGTCGTATCGCTGCGGCTGGGCCGGAACACGACCTGGTGCCAGACGAACGGGGTCGAGCAGTCGCCGCCGGAGTCGATGCGCTGGCGGTGGCGGGGCGGCGAGGAGGACTTCGGCTACCCGCTGTCGATCAACGCGACCGTGTACGACGCCGGCGACGTGGAGCGGCTGCTCGACTTCCCGTTCGGCAACCCGTCCGAGCTCGAGAGCGGGCTCGCCGACCGGCGCCATTGGTTCGCGCCCGAGTGGATGGTCGCGGGCGAGCACTCGTGCTGCGTGAGTCTGCCGCTGAACTCGGTGTCGCCGTGGTCTCGGTGTCCGCGCGGCGCCGACCCGGACTACCAGCCGGACGCGCTCTGCGCCAGGTACCTGTCCGGCTGGCGGATGGACTTCGCAGCGATGGACTTCGGCGCCGTCGTCGGCGCCCATCAGGAGATCCCGCTGCAGTTCGGGAAGGAGCGGTCAGCGTGGGCGGCGTAGACATGGCCGGCACGCTCGCCCCGGACGGCAAGGTCGCCGTGTTGCGCTCCTACGCGGAGCGCTACCCGGGCCGCGCGTTCGTGGAGACGGGCCTCTACCAGGGTCGCGGCTCCGGCGAGCATCTCGCCGATCTGTGCTCGCCGCTGATCGCGCTCGACATGCAGGAGCGGAACTGCGCCGATGCGAGGCCGCGCTATACGGCCGTTCTCGAGGGTGACTCTGGGGAGCGGCTGCCGGAGGCGCTCGAGCTGCTCGACGCGCCCGCGATCTTCTGGCTCGACGCGCACTTGGTCGATGAGTACGACGGTCGGCAGGAGCGGATGTGCCCATTGCTCGACGAGTTGGCTGCGATCCGCGCCTGGCCGCATGGGTACGCGTCGGTGGTGCTGATCGACGACTACCGGCTGTTCGGCTCGCCGGGCTTGCCGTCGGTCGCCGAGGTCGAGGCTGCGGCGTCGGGGTGGGCGTGGGCACTCGCCGACGACATCGTCCGGTTGGAGCCGGTGTGATCCCGCTCAGTGACATCGGGGCTTGTCTCGTCACACGAGGCGACGTCGACATGCAGCCGATCCTCGACTCGATCGACGAGATGGGCATCAACGAGGTCGTCGTCTGGGACAACTCGAAGCGGCCGTTTAACGCGAAGGTGCTCGGCCGCTACCTCGCCATCTGGGAGACCACCCGGCCGGTCATCTACACGCAGGATGATGATGCGATCATCTCGTGTCTCGACGAGCTGCGCGCCCACTACGAGCCCGGCAAGATCGTCGCGAACATGGTGACGGAGCATCGGCGCGGCGAACCACCGATGCTCGGCTGGGGTGCCCTGTTCGGCCGCGACTTGCCGTGGCGGGCGTTCGAGTGGTGGTGCCAGGCCGGCTACCCGGTCGACGACCTGTTCATCGGCTACCCGGAGACGATCTTCACGGCGTTGACGCCGTGCGTCAGGTTGAACATCGGGTCGCACGATGATCCGGCTTCGATGGGGCACACGGATCTGCCGTGGGCGCACGTGCCGTCGAGGTCGCATAGGCAGCCGGACCATCATCGTGACTTCGCGCTGGTGCTCGAGCGCGCTCGCGCGGTTGCTGCCGCGCATCCCTTCGCGGAGCCGGCTCACCATCCGTCGGTGCGCGAGGTGTACTTCGCGGAGTTGGATGCGAGGTTGGCGAAGATCGACCGGGATCTGGCGCGTGTCTGATGAGGATAAGGAGCTGAGACGATGACTGCGCATCTGCCAGTGACCGGCAGCGACCTCGACGTCTGGGGTACCGACCTCAACGACTTCCTCGCGGTGTCTCTCGACCCGGCCGATGGGACGCTGAAGCAGGCTGCGGTGGAGGCTGCGCTCGGCGGTTCGCTTGCCGCCAGGAGCGGCGTCGGCCCCGCGACGCTCGGCGCAGAACTACTGACCAATGGCTCCGTCCTCGGCAACTCGACCGGCTGGACGCTCGCAGGCGCGACCTATAGCGCGAACGCGCTCCACTTCGCCAACCCCGCAGACGCCTGCTCCCAGGCGATCAACGTCGTGGCGGGCCAGAAGTACCTTGTGGAGTTCGCTCAGACGCCTTGGCCTGCCAGCGATGTCGGCGACTACTTAACGGTCGCGCTCGGCACGGCCACCGGCATCTGCTTCACAGGAGGAAAAACTGGGTGCGTCGTCACCGCCAATACGACCGGCGCGGTGACGTTCAGCGTCACCGCGACCGTCCTCACGGTCGGCCCGATCGCGCTGCACAACTTCAGCTGCAAACCGATTGCGGCCGTCACCGTGCCCGCAACCCAGATCCTCTCCGGTGCCGTCGCGATCGCGGATGTCGCGGTGGACGCAGCCAACTCGAACCTCGGTGTCGGCGCATCCGTTCTCGGCTACAACGTTGACGGCGCAGGACTCACGGCGTTCGGGAAAGGCGCGCTCGACGCGCACTCGACCGGCGACGGACTGGTCGCCGTCGGCAACAACGCACTTGGATCTTCGTTGAGCTGCGAGTACAGCACCGCCGTCGGCTCGGGCGCGCTCGCCGCCGCAGTCAACGACTACGACTGCACGGCAGTCGGCCAGGGTGCGCTGCAAGCGCAGAACGGCGCCTATCAGAACACGGCGGTCGGCACGCTCGCCGGGCGCACGATCACGACCGGGAATCGCAACACGGCGGTCGGTAACAGCGCCCTCGACGGGGCCACCACCGCCTCGCAGAACGTCGCCGTCGGCAACCATGCGATGGGCCGGGGCACCGTCACGATCACCGGCAGCTTCAACACCGCCGTCGGCGAACAATCGGTTTACGCGATCACGACCGGCCAGAAAAACACCGGGGTCGGCCAAGGGGCGCTACACGCAGTAACAACCGGATCAGGCAACACCGCGGTCGGCCAGAACGCAGGCGACAACATCACTACCGCGTCAAACAACGTCGCTGTCGGCATCACCGCACTCTCCACCGCCCAGACAGTCGGTCCGCAGACCGCGGTCGGCTATTCGAGCCTCGCCAACGCGAACAACAGCAGCGCCTACAACACCGCCGTCGGCGCCATCTCGCTCTACAACGTCACGACCGGCCAAAAGAACACCGGGGTCGGCGACAGCGTAGGCGCCGTCGCTGGCAAGACGACCGCAACCGGGATAGGCAACACGTTCGTCGGCTACAACGCCGGGCCGGGCGACTCCTCCGATCCGAGCTACACGACTGCGCTCGGCTGCGGCGTCACCGTAATCGGCTCAGGGTCAGTCGCGATCGGCACCGACCACACCGGCGCCGGCGCCGCCGCCATCGTCCAAGACCAGATCGCGCTCGGCACCGCCAACCACCACTTGCTCCTCAAGACCGCGGCGGCACCAGCGGACGCGGCACTGGCCGCCTCACAGTTCACGCTCTGGCTCGACGCAACCAACGGCGCCGCCAAGCTGATGATCAAGGCCAAGCAGGCTGACGGCACTGTCAAAACCGCAACGATCGCGCTCGCATGAGCAGGCGTCTGAGACTCGTCAAGGTGCTCGTCCAGCCAGTGTTCGTGCTTGACGACGGCGAGAACGTCGAAGAAATCGAACACGGCGCTATCGCGATCCCGGCCGCAGAGTGGCCCGCCTACAGCGGCGAGCGGTTCCCCGCCGAGGTTGCAGCTTGGCAGGCGCAGCTCGACGCGGAAGCCGTACCACCGAACCGGGCCGCACGACGCGCCAAGCCGAAGCAGGCGTAGGGCTGCGAATCGAGATTCGATGACCCACATTGACACCCACACCGAAGAAGCCACCCAGTGAAATACGCCCAGCCCGGCGCGACCTTCGACACCGACGCCGACAACTTCCCGACCGGCCTCACCGGCACGATCGGCGTCCAACTCCTCAACGGCGACGGCACCATCCACACCGCCCGCGCAACCGCCGGCATCAGCGAGGCCCCCGCCGGCAGCGGCCACTACGTCGTCGCACTCGTCGCCCCCGACGTCGCCGACGACTACACCATCGCCTGGGACGACGGGACCGGCGGCTGGGCGTTCGACACCCTCACCGTCACCTACACGCCGCCCGGGACGAGCACCAGCCCGAACTACATCACCGCCGCCGACGTCAAAGCATCCCTCACCCTCGACGGCACAAGCTACGCGGACGGCGATGTCGACCGGGCCGTCGCCTCCGCCAACGCAGTGGTCGACCAGCTCTTCGGCCGCAAATTCAGCCTCGACCCGGCAGCCAGCGACCGCTATTACCGAGTCCGCCGCCACCACACAACTAGCCTCGAGATCGACGACCTCACCCGGGCGACGCCGGTCACGGTGATGTTCGACGCGAACACCGACGGCACGTTCGAACAGACGCTCACCGAGCTCACCGACTACGTGCTCGAGCCGTTGAACGCCGAGGCTGACGGCCTCCCGTTCGAGACGGTCAGGATGCTGAAGAACTACCTGCCCGCCGGGCCGCGCGCGGTCAAGGTGAACGGGACGTTCGGGTGGCCGTCCGTGCCGCCCCAGGTCGTCGCGTTCGCCGAGGTGCTCGCCGTCAAGCTCGTCGCCCGGTTCCGTGAGGCGCCGTTCGGGATCGTCACCGCCGGCGCCGACATGGGCGTCGCGATGCGGCTCGCACGCACCGACCCGGACTTCCCGACCCTCGCCGCCGGGCTCACCCGCGGAGTGCTGATCTCCTGATGGCCTACGACATCGACGACATCGCCGCCGCGATCGCCGCCAGCCTCGAAAGCCTCGCGGCCGACGGGATCGGCGTGCAGGCGACCCCGTACATCCTCTCGAACCCGACCGCCACCGGCGTCTACGTCAGCGAAGGCGAGATCACCTACGACCTGGCGATGCACCGCGGCCTCGACCGGTTCGAGATGCGCGTGACGCTCCTCGTAGGCCTCGGCTCCGACCAGGCCGCGCAGCGGCGGCTCCGCAAGCTCCGCGACGGCAACACCGGCGTCAAGGCGCTCGTCGAGGTCGACAAGACACTCGGCGGCCTCGTCGACCACGCCCGCATCTCGAAGGTGTCCGCGCCGCGGCTGTACGGGCCCGAGGGCGGCAAGGGCGTGCTCGGCTGCGAGTTCACCGTCGACATCTACGCGACCCCCTAACCAGAAAGAGGTATAGCGATGGCGAAATACATCGGCGACGACGTTTTCGTGCAGGTCAACGGCGTCGACCTTTCCGGCTACGCCGACAACGTCGATACCGGAGACGACGCGTACCCGGCGATCGACGTGACCGGCTTCGGCGCGTCGGCGCGCGTGAACGTGCTCGCGAAGGCGAAGACGAGCTCGATCACCGTCGAGTTCTTCCAGGACTTCGCGTCCGCGAAGGTCAACGCGACCCTGGCGCCGCTGCACGGGTCGAATAGCCCGTTCTCGGTCGTCGTCAGGCCGACGTCGGGGACGGCGTCCGCGACGAACCCGCAGGCGACGATGCTCGCGCTGCTGCCGAAGTACAACCGCATCGGCGTCGGCGGCGTCGGCCAGGCCG